AGATCATTATCGTGTCTACTCCAAACGGCATGAATCATTTCTTCAAGATGTGGGTTGATGCTACTGAGGGTCGAAGTGAATACAAACCTATCGAAATTCTATGGAACGACGTCCCTGGTCGTGATGAGGCTTGGAAACAGCAGACTATCGCTAACACTAGCGAACAACAGTTTCGTCAAGAGTTTGAGTGTGAGTTTATCGGTTCATCTAGCACGCTTATCCATCCAATGAAACTTCGAGAGCTCGCGTGGACTACTCCGCAGAAAGATAAATGGGGATTAGACATTTATCAGATGCCTGATGCTCGTAGAGCATATATTGGAATTTTCGACGTTTCTGAAGGTGTAGGTAACGACTATTCAGCGCTTTCGATTATCGACGTGACAGAATTTCCATACAAACAAGTTGCCAAGTATCGAAGTCGCGAAGTAACACCTCTAATGTTTCCTGATGTAATATATCGTTTTTGCAAATTCTACAACAACGCATACGTACTAGGAGAAACCAATAACATTGGACAGCAAGTCGTCAACTCGCTGTTTATGGACTTGGAATATGAAAACGTAATTGCTACGTTCAGTAAGAATAAAAATATCAAGGTGGGTGGTGGATTCAGTACTCGTTCGGCTTTCGGTATTCGTACGACTAAATCTGTCAAGAAAATTGGTTGCTCAAATCTAAAGACTATTGTAGAAAGTAATAAACTACTTATCAACGATTTCGAAACTATTGAAGAATTGACAACCTTTATCGAAGATAAGGATACATATAAAGCTGAAGAAGGTTGTCACGACGATTTGGCGATGACTCTGGTACTTTTTGGATGGTTAATCACCCAGCCTTATTTCAAAGACTTGACTAATAACGATATTCGTCGTAATTTGGCTAATGAAACGATGAAAGACGTTCATGATGATCTACTTCCGGCGGGTTTTATAGACGATGGTGGTTCTCAGCATTCTATGGAAAACTCATTTGATGACGAAGTCGAAAACATAAGATTATGACATAAAATGACTCTTTTTATAAATAAAAGAGTATAATTCATGGCGCGAAGCACACCTTCGTTTTATAAAGGAGATAAGTCCGATGGGTTTCCAAGTTTCTCCAGGAGTTAATGTAAGTGAGATAGATCTCACAACTATTATTCCTGCCGTAAGCACTACAACAGGTGCGTTTGCGGGTCATTTTCGTTGGGGTCCTGTAGGACAACGTGTCCTATTAGATTCTGAAGACACGCTCGTCAAGAATTTTCTTGAGCCAAATTCAAATACTGCTTCGGATTTTTTCACTGCTGCAAATTTTCTAGCATATGGTAATGCACTATATACAGTTCGTGTCGTCAATCAGCTAACAACAAGTGCTGGTGCAATGACTGCTAGATCAAATAGTTCCAATACTTCTTATTTGCTTGTTAAAAATCAAGACGATTTCAACAATAATCATAATGGAACTTTAATTGGAGCTGGTAGATGGATTGCTAAGTATGCCGGTGCTCGCGGAAATTCGCTAAAGGTTTCGGTGTGTCCTTCCGCAAACGCTTTCGAAAACACACTAAGCGGAACAGCCACTCGTGGTTTTGCTCTTGGCGGAACAACGCTTTCTGCTGCTAACAATGCAAGCCTTTCTGCTACTTTGTTCACTATCGTAACTGCTGCTAACGGAAATATCTCAAGCGTCACAGCTAACACTAAATCAAAAGTAATTTCAGCCAATCTTATCAGCCAAATTAACGCTGGAGATTATCTAATCATTGGTGGAACAAAGCAAAGAAAAGTTTCTGCTCGTGTTTCTTCAAACACTTCTGCAAGCGTGACAACTGGTTGGACTGTAACGCTAACACTTCAAGCTGGAGCGACAGGCACTTCTGCTGGTTCTAACGGAACTGTAGCTGTTACTTCAACGAAGTATGGATGGTTCTCTCCTGGTTCTTATGGAACAGGAACTCTTACATTCTCAAACAATAGCACAATCGTAATATCTACTGCTAACGTAGGTAGTCAACTTAGTGCTGGAGATTACCTTGTTGCTGGACCAGATAATGTTTCTGTTAAGATAAGCTCTGTTGCTGCTAATGGTCGTTATATTACGCTGACTTCAAAATACGTATCAAATACTACTGCTCAGCCTGTAACAAGTACAACTCGTCGTTGGGAATATTTTGATTATTTCTCATCTGCTCCAGGCACATCAGATATTGTCGCTAAGTCGGGAAGTACGAACGACGAATTGCATATTGCAGTTGTCGATGAAGATGGTTTGTTCACTGGTATAGCTGGTACAGTTCTTGAAATTTTTCCTAATATTTCGAAAGCTCTTGGCGCTAAGAGCGAAAACGGAATAGACATTTATTACAGAAGTCATATAAATCAAAATTCTCGTTATATCTACTGGGCAGCTCCTTTGTCTGGAATAACGAATATAGGAAAATCTTATGTTACTCCTAATATAAATTTCAATGCGGGAAATGGTGCTGTTGTTAATGATTCTTTATATTATGGCAGAGACGGTGCTCTACCTCGTGCTGCAGATTATATCAATGGATATAATTTATTTAGAAATGCAGAAGAAGTTGATGTGTCACTGATTCTTGGTGGCGCGTCAGACTCAACTCGCGCTATTCATATCATCAATAATATCGTAGAATATCGTAAAGATTGTATTGCAGTATTCTCACCTCGTTACGCTGACGTTGTTAATAACTCGGGCTACGCTGGTTCAGAAACTGACGATATCATTACTTTCCGTAATACTCTTCCATCTACTTCATACGCTATACTAGATTCTGGTTGGAAATATCAATACGATAAGTATAGTGATGTTTATCGTTATGTTCCAGCAAATGGTGATACTGCTGGTACGATGGTTCGCACTGATATTGACCGCGATCCTTGGTGGTCTCCAGCTGGATATAATCGCGGTCAGATTAAGAATGTTATCAAAATGGCTTATAATCCAAATAAGACAGATCGCGATCAGCTTTATAAGCGTGGTATCAATCCAATCGTAACTTTTCCTGGAGAAGGAACGATTCTGTTCGGCGACAAGACCCTTCTAACCAAGCCATCTGCTTTCGACAGAATCAACGTTCGTCGTTTGTTCATCGTTCTTGAAAAGGCTATTGCGACTGCTTCGAAGTACACATTGTTTGAATTCAACGATGCTTTCACTCGCGCGCAGTTTAGGTCAATGGTAGAACCATTCCTTCGTGACGTTCAGGGTCGTCGTGGTATCACAGATTTCCGTGTAGTTTGCGACGAAACAAATAACACAGGTGAAGTTATTGACCGTAATGAGTTCATCGGAGACATATACATTAAGCCTGCTCGTTCAATCAACTTTATTCAGCTGAATTTTATTGCGGTTCGTACTGGTGTAGATTTCACTGAAATCGTTGGAAAGTTCTAATTGGCGGAAATAAATACTTTAAACAATAGGGAGAAAAAAAACTATGCCCTTTAATGTGTCAACTTTCGCCGCAGAAGGTCTGCCTTACGGTGGTGCGAGAGCTTCGCTCTTTGAAGTGTTCCTTACATTACCTGCAGGAATTGCAGAACCAAATGCAGAATATCAGTTTCGTTTTGTATGTAAAGCCGCATCTATCCCAGCATCAACATTGGGAACTGTCGAAGTCCCCTACTTTGGTCGTAAGGTTAAGATGGCTGGTAATCGTACATTCGACAATTGGACTGTAACAATTATGAACGATGAAGATTTCCTCGTTCGTAATGCATTCGAAAAATGGAGTTCATTTATCAACTCGCATAAAAATAATCTTCGCGATTCATCAACAATTTTTGAAAACGGTCTAGGTTCGTATCGCACAAAGGCTACTGTATATCATCATGCAAAGACTGGTATTTTTGCTGGAGGAACAACATCTGGTGATGCGGCTATTCCAACTCGCGAATATACATTCGTAAATATTTTCCCAGTATCAGTCAGCAATATCGACCTTGCATGGGAAACAACTGATGCTATCGAAGAATTCACAGTAGAGTTTGCCTACGATTACTGGGTCGTTGATAAAGACGTCAACGGTATGGTAATCACCGCTTAATTGATCGCCCTAAATATATGATACAGTTTTTGAAGGAACATAAATGGCGATTGAGTTATTCGGCTTCCGTATAGGGAAGGCAGAGGAAGAAGCAGAAAAGCAAGCAGTTGCTATTCCTTCTTTTGCTCCTCCACCTAATCTTGATGGCTCGATGGAAGTCGCGCCCGGTGGAGCATACGGCACTTACGTCGATTTAGAAGGAACAGCTAAGAACGAAGCCGAACTGGTTACTAGATATCGCGAAATGGCGATGTATCCAGAATGCGAATCTGCGATTGACGACGTAATCAATGAAGCTATTATCACCGACGAGCGTGACGAGCCTGTAACAATCAATCTTGACAAATTAGAACAACCCGATAGCGTTAAGAAACGTATCGAAGAAGAATTCAAGAACATCATTGATCTGCTAGATTTCAATAACATGGCTTACGATATTTTCCGTCGTTGGTATATCGACGGACGTTTGTTTTATCATATCATGATTGATAATCAAAAGCCTCGTATGGGTATTCAGGAACTGCGTTATATCGACCCACGTCGTATTCGCAAAGTTCGTCAGCCACTAAGACGTACTCCTATCGTAGGCACAAACTCTAAACTTATCGTTCCTGCTTACGAAGAATACTATCTATATAACCTTGCTGGTATGACGCAAGGAACTATGACACAAGGTGTCAAAATTTCCAAGGACGCTATTTGCTACGTTCACAGTGGCAATCTAGATGCCCGTAATCGCATGGTGCTTTCGCATCTTCACAAAGCGATTAAACCCCTTAATCAGTTGCGTATGCTTGAGGACGCGGTAGTTATCTATCGTCTCGCTCGCGCACCTGAGCGCCGCATTTTCTATATCGACGTTGGTAACTTACCAAAAGCAAAAGCTGAACAGTATGTGCGTGATATGATGGTTCGTCATAAGAATCGTCTCGTTTATGACGCAGATACTGGCGCGGTCAAGGATGCTCGTAAGTTCATGACTATGTTGGAAGACTATTGGCTTCCTCGTCGTGAAGGTGGGCGCGGAACTGAAATCACTACACTTCCTGGTGGTGAAAATCTTGGTCAGATGGAAGACGTTGAGTATTTCCGTAAGAAACTCTATAAGTCGCTATCTGTCCCTATTTCACGCTTAGAGTCTGATGGTCAGTTTTCACTTGGTCGTGGTAGTGAAATTTCTCGCGACGAAATCAAGTTCGCTAAGTTCATTGAACGCCTACGCGATCGTTTCGGACATTTATTTGACCAACTGCTAGAAATCCAGTTGCTTCTTAAGGGTGTAATGACCCGTGAAGAGTGGAAAGATATTAAGAATGGTATTGGTTACGATTTCCAACGCGATAACTATTATGCTGAAATCAAAGAACAGGACGTGTTGAATAATCGTCTTGGTGTTCTTGGTGTCGTAGACGCATATGTTGGTAAGTATTACTCACAAGAATGGATTCGTAAGAACGTTCTTCGTCAGACAGAAGACGAAATCAAAGAAATCAATAAGCAGATTGAGGAAGAGGGTGCTGATCAAAGCGAAATGGATATGCAGCAACAGCAGCATGATCAGGAAATGCAACAGTCTCAGCAGCAGTTGGCTATGAAAGACATGGAAATCAAGTCTAAAGAACTAGACGCCAAAGCTGCTTCATTGAAGAAACCTGAACTTACTAAACCTGCTGCTGCGAAACCTCAAAAAGTGGAAATTAAACTTTCTGGTGATGCTAAGAAAAATGCTACTATAAAGAAAGAAGAATATCACGAATACGAATTTACTCCTAAGCCTCTTACTGAAGAAGATAAGAAACTAATCGAAAGTATGACTCGTGCAATTGAGAAGGTTTCTAAGGAAGACCTCGAAGACGTGGAAGAGTTCAAGGATGTACTATAGAAATGAAAGAACTAGAAAAGGCACAGATTCTTTCCATAGCTGCTAAGTTTGCTAAAGCGGAAACAGATGAACTGCGCCGCAATTTCAATGAACATTCATTTTCAGAATTAGATAAAGCTAAGATATTATCAGTTGCACAAAAATTCGCCAAGTCAGAAGCTAACGAAGTTCGTAGATTTCTTGAAGAAAAAATTCTAAACGAATTTGTTTTGACTCCCGGTCCTCAAGGAATCCAGGGAATACAAGGTATCAAAGGGGATACTGGCGAGCGCGGTGAAAAAGGTGAGCAAGGACTTCGAGGTTTAACTGGTTCACAGGGAATACAAGGGATCCAAGGAATTCAAGGTGAACGTGGAGAAAAGGGTGAGCATGGCGAAAAAGGCGAAAAAGGCAACGATGGTAAACAAGGAATCGCAGGTATTCCAGGAGAGCGAGGACAACGTGGGGAACGAGGCGAACGAGGAGAGCCAGGTATTGCTGGTGAACGCGGAGAACGCGGAGAACAAGGGATCCCAGGTGTTGCTGGTGAACGAGGTGAACGAGGTTCCGACGGAGCAAGAGGTCTTGATGGAAAACCCGGCCCCGCCGGTGAGAGGGGGCCTCAAGGCTTACCTGGACAAGACGGTTCCCAGGGGTTAAAAGGTGACACAGGGCCCATTGGTCCTATGCCTGATATTGCTCCATTAGAAAAACGAGTAACAATGTTTATAGATAATGCTGAAAAACGCATTTCTAGAATAGCATTTAGTAGCGCAATTTCACGCTCACCTGGTTCTGGTGAAGTTAATCTACACAAGTTGGATGACGTTGACTACGCAAGCTTGAAAACAGCTACCGAAGGCCAAGCCCTTGTCTATAACGCAACAACTCGTAAGTGGCAAGCAGGAACAGTAGCATCAGGTGGTGCAGCAAATAACATAGCAACTGTATCAACGACAACACTTGGTGAACTAAGAGAAAACGATTTGATTGTCGTCAATGTCACAGGCGGTGTTGTCACATCAAACACAGTTGGTATTTTAACGACGGCATTGAATAATGCGTTGTCACAAATATCAGCACTAGAGGCTCGTATAGTAGCGTTGGGTGGATAATGGCCATCACAACTGCAAACTCTTCCATAAAATTCAAAGATGTGAGAACCAAGATCAATGAGGTCATTGGTAAAGTAAACACGCTTGGGAACACGTTCATAACCAGCACAGTGACTAATATCACTGCTGGCGATTCGTTATCTGTTGTGTTGACTGCAAACAATCAGTTTCCTGGTGGTGTGTTCACAATTCAAAAGCTAGGTGCAGAAGCATCTTCGTTCACAAACGCATGGGCATCTGGTGGTTCTACCAAGAATCAATATACCGACTATGCTAATGGCACAGTGAACACGCAAAATATCGTATTCACTATCAGCTT